TTCTCTCATATCTTTCATGCTACTTGGATTTGCACCAGCTATGATTCCTGCGCCTAATACTCCATCTGCTCTTGTTACAAACTCTCCGTCCGCTAGTTGAGCTAACATTGTATCTTCGTCTTTATCTCCTGTGCCAGACCCATCTTCGACATATCCTAATGCTCTAACATAGTTGTTCGAATCATCTTCACTATGGGTTCTTTTACTTGGTAAGTAATTTATACCACCTTCATTAAACTTTTTAATTTCTGCTAGCCCACCTTCTTTTAGTCTGTTTCTTTCTATTGCATAAGGGCCCATTCTAAAGTCACCTTGATTTTTAGGATCGGCTTCAGGTATGTATGGTTGTTCAAAAGTTTTTTCTGTACCGTCTACTGGGTCAATATATTTAAATCCACCTCTTTGTTTTTGTAATTCTGCTACTGCTAAGTTATATGTAGGTGTAAACACATCTTGTGGTTGAGGTTCAAAAGCACCTGAAAAGTATGTTCCAAGACCAATTGCTGTTGCAACTTTGCCAGGACTAAATTCCATCTCTCCTGTAGCAACACCATTTTCAAATCTTTTTCTTCTAAGGGCTTTGTCAAAGATGCTTTGTAAACCACCTGGTGAATCACTAGTTAAACCATAGTCTGCTGCTGATCTATTTGGAATTAAATTACCAAATTTATCTGTTCCTAAAAATTCAGGTTGTGTATTTCCAACCCCAGGTATTGAAGCAAACTGAGGGAACATACTTGTGATTGGTCTAAATGAAGATTGTGCTGCAGAAAAACCAGGTACACCTAATGCAGAACCACCTGATAGAACACCTTTACCACCATAATATCCAGCTGCAGCTCCTGTTGCTCCTGCCAATAATCTTTGAATTCCTGATCCACCAGCGTCTTTAGATCCTTTATAACCTTTGTATCCTCCGTAGGCGGCTAGTGCGTAGGGTAAAAATTGTAACATATAATATATATTCCTTAAATTAGCTAAGTTTAAAAGTTTACCATTTTACTCAGTCTTTATCAACTCATCAGCAAAACAGCCCCTATACTGATGTTCGCCAGCATGTGTTATTCGGTCGGTTATCAAGGCATAACATTTACCACCAATTTGTTTCCATCTTCTACAAAACGCAAAGTCTTCACCAAGATAGTTTTTTGTTTTAGGGTCAAATTCTGTATCAAAAAGATTATATAAAAACGGTACTTTTATTAACTCACCATTAATAACAGACTTCTGTACTATTTCTTTTTCAGGATAAGCTTTGATCATTTTCTCTAATGCTTCTCTTTTGATAAGCATACATCCCGTAGGTGAGTGTGTAACCTCAATGACACCATCTTTTATTTTTATATTTTTATCATCTTCAACCTTCATTGGATACGAATATAGTCCTTTAAACTTCAAATCTTTAGCATTCTTAATATTACCTTTTGATATTCTTTCCCAAGCTTTGTCCCAAAAAAGTTGCTTTAATGGATAAGGAACAGAAATGACTTCTTTATCTGATGCTATCATTTTAAAAATAGATTGTGTTTGAAACTCAATGTCTGAGTCTATAAACAATAAGTGAGTATGGTTGCTCTGCATAAAACTTGATACACATAAATTTCTACCTTGAGTAATCAAAGAGGATTTCATAACTTGAAATGATGCTTGGATATCGTTAGTTACACAATGTTTTTGAAACTCCAAACAAGCTTGAAAGTAATGTATAGAAACATCACTGTGTACAGGTGTGGCTACAAAAATAGAAAACTTTTTAGGTTTTAGTTTTTCAGTTTTTATTTCTTTTTTTGGTTCATTAAACCAAATTGGCTTACTAGGGTCTTGTTCGTTTTGCATTGATTGCTCCTTCTAAGAATCTTTTCCATTGGTCTCCTATAGACTTCCAGCTATAAAAATGATTAAAAAAGTTTTGTTGAAACTTAAGATGTATGTGTAACTGTTCATCATTAATTTGTTCAGGTATTCCATCAATTACAGATGCAAATTGCATAGCTAAATTTCTATAATTTTTATCCGTGGGTATGTAAACTGGAAACTCAGAACAAGTCTCGTAAAGTGCTCCGTTGTCCGTTGTTGCTACATAGAGACCACAAGCCAAAGATTCAAGGGCAGATATACAGAAAGACTCTTCCCAAATATTAGGATAAACAAAAGCATCATAAGTATGCAGATTATCTAATATATATTCATTGGGTTTGTATCCTATGTAATTTACATTAGGTAAATTTTCCGCTTGTTCATATAATTTTTTATATCCATCATCATTATCTTTTTCAAAATCACTGCCATAAACTTTTGTGCTACTGTAAACATCTAGTGAAATGTTAGGATTTTTTACTAATTGCATAGCCCCTAATAAAACAGATAATCCCCTCCAAGGAGTTGGATGATAAATTAATTTAATTTTTTCTCTTTTTGGTTTTGGATCTCTTAATTTTATTTCAGGTATACCATTTTTTATTACTGTACTTTTTTCAGCTGGTATATCAAAGGTCTTTCTAAATTGTTCGTAATTCCAATGTGAATTGAATACATAATAATCATATTGATTTATTTGTTCTTTATCTTTAAAAAATTGTTGAAAGTGTGGTTGATCGGGAGCCATCTTTTGCCAAAGTATATTTATCTTATTTGCAGAAAGAGGAACTTGTCCTGGTACAGATAAGCAAATTTGACATTGATCTAAAATATCTTCTGAAACATACTGTTTTAAAAATTTATATTGTAGTTCAGTTCCACCTGATGGTTTCATCTTATAAATCCATTTATAGTTAATCTACAGTTGTCAATATTATCTCCGTGATGACCATAAGCTGTATGTCTATATCTTGCATCAAACCATACTAACCTATTTTTTACAAACTTAAAATCGTTTACCATCTGATCTTTGCGATTGAAAAATTTTGTCCCACTGTTTAAATTAGTTTCACTTAAATAAATTAACATTGAGTACAAGCATTCATCTGAATGTATAAAATCATCTGCCATGTCACTTGCATTTCTAGCGTGAATATATAAACTTACATCTCTACCTCGCACATTTATATTCGAAATACTAAGATATTTCATAATGTGATATTTAAATAATGGATTAACATCACCTAATTCTTCACTTCTCTTTCCAGGCCAACTAGTTAAATCCTCTTTCTTTCTATGATCAGGGTGTTCGTTCAAAGAATATAATTTTGTTTTTTTAGCTTCTGCATAGATTACTTCAGGTAATTCAAAAAAATTATCTATTTGTGTGCAAATCATCTTTAAGTTTTACTTTTTTTTATACCAAGTTGCAATAGTGTATCTTTCACCGTTGGTAACTTTCTTTACTCCATGAATTAATTCCTTACCTGTAAAAAAGATTGTTTTATTTTTAAAGGGTCTTACTATAGTTCCCTCTCCAAAATAAGTCTCGCCTCCATCAAAATTATCATTTAAAAACGTAATAGATGCAATTGTTATATCTTTCTCACGATCATCAACGTGTAATTTTTGTGAAGACCCCTCTGGCCATAAGACCATTTGCGTCCATGAAATTGTATTATCATACACATAAGGTTCGTATTTTTTATTAAGCCAAGGCAGATCTTGACCTTCAAGTGACAGAACAAAAGTATCTCTATATTTTTTTAAATTGTTTTGATTAGAATGAAATCCCATTAACATTTTGTTTATTTCATTATTAGAAAAGATATCGTAACGAATATCTATATAAGGACTCATTTTTGAGTTTTACTAAACATAGGAAGGTCAGGAACCTGAACTTCAACATCAGTGGCTAAATCTTCTTGGGGGTGTTCTTTCAAAAAAGCCTCTTTTGTTTCGTATCTCTCCCCTGTTTTTATACTTCTATAAATCGTTTTTGTTTCGCATTTAATTTTGTGATAAACTGTCATAAAATTTATTTATACTATACTAACGTCCTTGTCCAATATATTTCTTACGCGAGGGAATTCTTTTACTATAACTTTTGGCATGCTGACCAGGCCGTTTCTTTGGTGTTCGTTTGTGGTAATTATTTACCCCAAACATAGGTTTCTTCTTAGCCATTTTCCTGCGATCTATCTATTTGTGCGAAACTAATTACACCTTGAATTTTATTACTACCTGTAGCTGCTGTTACCGTCACTGAATCACCTGCTTCTAGGTTCAAACCCTGAGGTGTTGCATTGACTTGAGATTTAGCTGCAACATCATCTCTGAAAAATTCATATTCAGCACTCGAATCAGAAGAGTCTACGAAGTTCATATTAACGAGAATAGCTGATGAACCATCATTGTTGGCTACATAAATACTTTTAATAATAATTGTTGCATTAGTTGGACATGTAAGAACTGTAGTCTTACCTGTACTTGCCTGTTTATATCCTTGATTTTTATATTGTATTGTCATGATAAAAAATAGTTAAATGCATCTGCTTCATTTTTTATATCATTCTCATATGAGAAGTTCAACTGAGACTGCAAAGTTCTGAATGCTTGTAGAATTTGTCTTTGATCTTCTTGAGAATATTGAGATTTAGGTTCTGGTATTTGTATTGTTATTTTAGCCATTACCTTCTTCCATCTACTCTTACATCAAATCTAAAAGTGCCATATCTCCAAGTTTCATCAACGCTATCACATTCTATTTGTACAGCAGCTAATCTAGCTCTAGCTCTAGTGTCAATTTTTGTTGTACTCGATGTAACGGTAAATGGACCAAGTGGACTAGAGGCTGCTGTGCTTCCTTGTGGAAAAGCATTTAAAAATATTGTTACTTTTGCATTACCGCTAATTCTTTTAAAGTCAGGCATAAATCTTTTTACACTCATTAAAAACTCTCCATCTCCTGGAACTCCCTGCCTACCATTTAAATCAAACTCACCTGATTTTATAAACGCTGGAATAGCTGTAGTTGTGCCATCTCCATTGAGTTGGTTTACACCTACTTCATGTGCGTAATAAATTGTTGCACCATTAGATACCCCACTTACAACAGGGAATGTAGGAGTATCATTGGCTTCAAAATCTGTTGCATAAGGTACCTCAAATACAGTAGATCCCATCCAAGTGGTTCTGTCTAAAGTACCAGTGGTCCAAACGTTTTCAGCATAATTATAGGTAACAACTTTATCTATGTTTGTAGAACCTGATGAAGGATAAAACCAATTTATCTCAGAATACAATTCATTTATTCCACCATAAACTATTTGCCCTGAATCATAATTTATACCTGGGTTGTTTCCTGATGTGGTAAATACAAAATCTTCTACAAGACATGGTAATGATTTTACTGTACCATCATATACAAAAAATCCGCCTGTTTTTCCCATCCAGAAGACTGCACCATTTGCAAATACTCCTGCATGTTGTCCTAACAAACCAGCGTTAGATCCAACCTTTCTTATAGAAAAAGTAAAAGGCGGTCCTACAAATTGCATTTCATACGCAGCAGTATCTGTTAAAACTAATATATAATCTTTACCTTTGAAAGCTCCTACAATTTGTGTTCCATCGTCTAGTTTAAATGTTCCTGCGGTGTTCGTTGAAGTAGGTGCATAATCACTTTTGTTTTCTTGATCAGAAAATCTTATAAACATCTTATCTTGAGATGAAGGTGTTCCAATTGTTGTTTCTGTACCTAAATGAAAAAGATGTCTATCTCTATCAGATACAATAGTCATTACAGATTTAGTTGGCATCCCTGTGCCAATAACAGCTCTAGTTTGTAAAGCGTTACTTGCTGCAGCGTCCCAAGTAAATGTTTCACCATTGTGCACTGTAGCAATTAAAAAATTTCCAAAGTTATCTAAAGACCAATTTGCTGGATCAATAGTCACTGTGCTAGAGGTAGAGGCATCACCCCATCCTATGTATTCTGAAATATCTGTTACAGTAGAACCATTGGCGTGCTCTACAGCTGTTGTTGAATTTATTCCTCTAGAAATTCCGCTAATTGTGTTTGTTCCCGTATTGTTAGAAGTATAGCTCATATCTTCTGAACCAATTCTTATTTTCCCTGAGCTTGGAAAACTAGCGGTGCTGGTTAAAACTACCGAAGTAGCACCTACCAACATTACTCCTCCATTATTTACGGTTGTAGTAACTTGTGCCACTGTACGTCCACCCCAAAGATAAGTTCCCCATCCATATCCTGCACTTTGTGTTAACGGTCCAACGGTTACATAAGGTCTTACATCAAGTGTTCCGTCATTAGTTACACCTGATTTGCTTTCTGATGATGGCATAGTAATCGTAAAGGTTGTGATTGTTGGTACAGACTTTACTTCAAAAAGTTTGTCATCAAAGTCAGAATCTGTGAAATCTGTATTTGCACCCGTAAAAGACCCAGCGTTTGCAAAAGTAATTAAATCACCCACAGCTAAATTATGTGCTGCTGTTGTAGTAATTGTAATTGTTGCTGATCCGTTGGTCGTTGTAATATCTGCACCTGTAGAAAAATTGTCAGTATCTAAAGGAGTAATGTCATAAAAGGCACCACCAAAATATATTATTAATACCTTATCAGTTCCAATAGCAGCATATTTTTTTCCTTCAGTATTAGCCCAAACGTGCTGTGCTCTTGCTGCTCCAACTAATTTTTCGTTTACAAGAGCTTGCCACCCACCTATTTTTTCAGGTTCACCATATCTAAACCTAATATTGTCACCATCAACAAACCTACCCTCTGCATCCGCAGGTGTGGATTGTTTGTCGAATCCTGGTGCTATATTTACTTTTGCTAAAGGCATATAGAAATTATACCACTATATTATGTCGTTTGCATCATCCCTAATATTTTGCTTTTCTGGCGGTAATCCTTCTTGCATTTTGATCCCCGTATGAACTAATATTTGACAAAGTTGAGATGTATCATCAACACTGAATACTAATTCCTTTTTCTTTTTAATTATTTTAATTTCCTTTTCACTAAAAGTAAACTTTGCTGCGCCAGTTTGAGGATCTTGAACTATTTTCATATATTAAGCACTTTCATTTATTTGATCTCTTTTATGATCTTTGTGAGGTCCCTTTGCATCTACATAATGTAAAAAAACTTGCATATGATAATCACCAGGAAATGCATCTCTCCAATGTTCAACATCACAACCATTATATATAACAGCATCGCCAGCTTGTAGAACTAAAGGTTTACCGTCCATGTATATTGGCCAATCGTAATGATCAGAATCAATACAAACTGTTGCACTGATTTCACATGAAGGACGATCTTTGTGTTTTTCTAAAATAGCATTATATGTATAGCATCTCCAAAAAGTATAAGTTTCTAAAAGATCTATACCCGTGGCTTTTTCAAGAATTGGTTTTTTTAATTCTAGGATTGATTCCATTAAAACATCTTTGTAAAAGTAGGTATCTCCATTATTGTTTTGCTTAACATCAAAACTATTTAGATTATTAAAATGTCTTTTTTTACAGTATGATCTAATCATAGCTATTTCATCTTGGTTTAATAAACCTGGTACAAATTTATAAGATAATTTACTTAGAGCAACCATGATACAATTACATACCTCTTTCCTTTTGTAACTGGAGTGACCGAGTGTGGATATAAAAAATTTGAAGGCCAAATAATTACTCTACCAGGTGCACTTGTTACAGTTTTATATACTTCTGATTGTTGATTAGGATTATGAAATCTTAAATCACCTCCTTCATAATCATTGTTTAAAAAATAAATTATGCTTAGTGTTCTAGGAACATCATGACCATGATCGACATGAGGAACATAATGCCCTCCCACTCCGTATTTTAAAGCAGTCACATTTATAATTCTTTGCGGTGAAACACCTGTTAAGCTATTCAAGTCTTTTTCGTATTTTTGAGCAACTTGTCTAAATACGTTATTCAAGAAAGCAGTCCAATGTGTATCTGTCATAGTTCCCTTATTTCCAAAATCATGTGATTCAGTATCTCTGACATCTTTATGAACTTGATTTTTAGTTGCATCAGTTCCTACAATACCTGCATTATAAAACTCCCCTTTGTCATTTAAATATTTTATTAATGACGAAATTATTTTAGGGGGTATTGTGTTGTCGTACACTTTTATAAAATCTTTTAGTTCCATTTTTTTTTATGCCAAAATAGTTTTTGATAATTTTTGTAAAAAAGTCTTCTTAATTTAACAAGTCCCATAGCAAAACTCAACCTGGGTCTTTCTCCCACAGAAGAAGTCCAATCATCCCTTTTAAAGGGAATAATCTGCACATAAGGTGTGCCTCTTTTAACTATCGTATTTAATTCATCATATTTAGACCCATTTATTACTAATGGAAAATTTACATTTCCAGGGTATGAATCTGTATCAACAATACCAGGTATAATTTGAAATCTATCCTCGGCACTGTGTAAAGGTGGTAAAAATAAACATGAATAACCTGGTGGAGTTTCTATATGAATTGGATTAATAATTTTAATGTAAGGTTGAAATTTATTTTTTTTATTATAAGGACACTCTTTTCCAAGTTGACGCACTGGATGAACTTGATTGACGGTGTCATTAATACCTAACATAAAACCTCTACAAAGACTCTCTACTTCTGAAAATGCAAAACCAGTATAAGTATCTCTTTCACCATCTTCTTTTTTAATGTTAAAATGTAAAACTATATCTTGTGGCGTTTTTAAAAGATAACCTGCTGTTAAAGAATCAAGAAAAGGCATACATCCTTTAATAGTTTTTTTACCCATTGTATGTTTTAATTTTTTATACCAATCAGGAATGTTTTTTGAAATAGGGACAGGATCTATATCTTGAAATAATTCATGTGTATCTTTTGGATAACTAAATTTTATATGTTTTGATGACGAGAACATCGCCCACTTATAATACTAAAAACAGTTTAACGCAACAAAAACTCCATTATCTTTAAGTTCTTTTCTTAATGGTGTTCTTGGATAAGTCTGATTATCTACATCTACTGAGTTTAAGTAATCTAAACAAGCCTGTGCTTCTGCTATTTTTGAATGATTTGTTTTGTATGCCACTTTTCCTTCAAGCGTAGCTTTAAATTCATAAAAATCATTTTTGTATTCATCTTCAACTTCTTGTGTTTCGTCAATGGTGTTTGCAACAAATGAAACATCGTTTCCATTGCATTCTATCGAACTTGTTCCATTAAAAAAGTTATCGTAGTCTGAATCACTTACCTCAACTACAGTTAAACTTTCTTTTCCATGAATGTAATTTTCATCAGTTGCTGTTTTAGTTGCATGTACGCAACCTGAAGGTTCAATATCAATGCCAGGTGTTGTAGAAAAAAATAATTTAGCCATTATCCAATATCCTCAAATATTTGAAAAGATCCAAGTACTCCATTACTTTGAGTTTGACCAGCACCTGCTCCAGCTTCTTGTAAAATAATATTATTAGCTCCTGCATTTGATTCAGCAGGAAAATAAGCTCTTTCATTTGACGCAGGAATTGCTAATGGAAATTTAACCATAAAATACCCAACTTGGTTCGTTGATGCAGCAGAGTTGCCATCGGGAGCTGTACAAAAATCAAGATCCGCACTCACTGGTCCAGTTCCTGCTCTGCCTGGAGCGCCTGGAGTAGGGTTTGGAGATTGTCTTCCTGATTGAGCACCTGTACAAATAATGTTCGTATTCCAAATAACTGGATTACCATTTGTAAATGGTTGCGTAGGTCCCATAGGTTGTGTAGTTTTAGCACCTATAGAAAAAGGCACAGAGTATGGTTGTGTAATTGGAATTACAAATAAACCAAATCCACCGTGTCCTCCTCTTGTACCTACAGGACCAGGATTAGATGAGTTTGGTCCTCTTCCTCCACCGCCACCTCTAGCATATAAATGAATTTTTGAACTATTTGGATTTGCAGTAAATGTGCCCGACTTTCCGTTTGTACTGTCTACTAAAAGTGGAGCAGGTGTTATTTCTGAGTTATCAGTTATGAGAGTAGTAAGTCTCATATTTCCACCGCCTGCAGTTCCTGTAGACGCTGCAGTTAATCTTCCGTCCTCATCAACTGTAATTGAAGCAAGTGTATATGATCCTGCTGTTACTGCTGTAGATTGTAATTGGCTTGGTCCAACGGAGTTGGCTGCCATTTTTGTTAAGGTTACGTTTGATTGTGTAATTTGATTTGATGTTACAGAGTTTGCTGCAAGTTTAGCTGTAGTTACGTTTGACTGAACAATTTGTGCAGTCCCTACAGAGTTTGTTGCCATTTTATTTTGTGTAACGTTTGATTGTAAAATTTTTGCAGTTGTTACAGCATCAGATGCAATTTGAGCTGCAGCTATAGTTCCACCCATAGTGTCTAAAGAAATTTCTTTTAAATTTGTGCCGTCTGCATAAGCACCAAATATCGCTGCTCTGTCAGGAGAAAAACCTGTTCCTGAAGCAGTTTTGATTGTTAAGTTAGTTGGATTAGTTAAACCTGTGCAATCAAAAATATAATATTTTTCTATGCCATCAGGTATCGTACAAACTGTACTAGCCGCAATAGATGCAGTAGCAAATTTGATTACCATGTTTCTTGCATTTGATAGAGTAGCATTACTCATTACCAATGCTAAAGTTCCACCGCTTGATAATGTAACTTGTTCAAAACCTGCAATAGCTTGTTGAACTAAATTTAAATTTGTGTTTGTTTTATCACCCCAAGTACCAGCGTTTTGGCCAGTTACCATTAATTCGAGTTTTAGATCTGTAGAATAAGCTGACATAATCTCCTTATTTTAACAAAATTAAGCGGCTCGATCAACCTCGGTCCAAACATTATTTACACCAGGATCAATTTCTGCCCATGCAGTTACATTAGTTGAACCTATATTCGCTGTCAACCCTATACCAGTTAACGGTATGTTTGCAGTTCCTGTGGATGTTGTAGAACCAATAGCACTTGTTAAATTGAATCCAGTTATTCCCACTAATTGTCCAGGTATCTCAGCAGGTGTACCTAAGCTTAAGGCAGCTGCCTGACCAGAAACTGGTTCAAATGTGCTCTGTTGTAAACTTATAGATCCTAATGTTAAGGTTGCTTGTATTCCTGTTACATCTACACCTATCTTTAATCCTGCAACAGTGTTACCAATTCCAGTTTGTAATAAACCTGCGGTAGCTGGTGATTCAACAGTAGACTGTACTAAACTTTGTGAGCCTTGTGAAAGAGTCATTGCATCTTCACCAACAAAGACAAAGATACTTGAATCTATTTGTATTGAATTTAAACCTTGAGTTATGGTTAATAAATCTAAACCTGAAACAGAAACAGATACGTCTGTTTTAGGACTTACAGCATTAATAGATGATGTTAATGCCTGACCTGTAGCTTGTGCTGAGAATGTATCACCCCAAGCTCGGTTACCCCAACCGCCTCGGCCCCAACCAATTTCTACTAAACCTTCAGCGGTTACTGAACCAATTGCAGAAGTTAACCCTTGACCTTGTGCAAGTACGTCACCTGTTATTCCCCAAGATCCAGATCCCCAAGCAGGTCTACCCCAACCTTCACCTGCTCCAGCAAATGCTTCTTCTCCTACCGATGATGTTACTGAAAGTCCTGTAAGTTGAACTGTGGTGCTTGATGCATCGCCCCAGTTACCTTGTCCCCATGTCAGTGCTCCCCATGTATTAGCCATGAAGAACTCCGAACGGAAGACCCGCTATAGAAAACAAATTAGTAATGTTTGCCATAGCAGGCACCTCCTTTTAAATTATGCGATTCTCAATATTGCTGCACTCGTTGTAAATGCTGGGAACTGAATTGTAAAAGTTCCTGCAGTTGCAGTTTTATCACCGCCAAAATCTAATACAGCTACAGCTTTATCACCGTTTGTGTCATTATAAATCAAAGCACCTCTAGCCGTGATTGTTACACCAACAAAAGATAAATCTGAAAAGTCTGTGATAGCTGTGTTAGTAGCTAAAGACGTTCCTGTGTTTACTAGTGCTTTACCACCAGAAGAATATCCACCTGATGGAGAGGATACTTCGTTACCAGTTGTAAAAGATGTTGTCGATTTTCCTAAAGTTGCCGAGTTGGTATACATTGATAACTTAAA